CCCTAGGCTCTCTGGTACAATGGCCAGAGAGCCTATTTTTATTTGTCCGGAGGGATTGCATGGAGAGCGTGAAGCACCAAATCGAGTACAAACGGCTGGACGAAATCCGCCCCTATGACAATAACCCCCGGCGCAATGACGAGGCCGCAAAAGCCGTCGCCAACAGCATCAAAGAGTTTGGCTTTCAGTCCCCCATCATCGTGGACAGGGACGGCGTGATCATCGCAGGGCACACCCGGTACAAGGCCGCCCGGAGGCTCAAGTTGCAGGAAGTGCCGGTCATTGTTGCGGCAGAGCTCGACCCGGAAAAGGTCAAGGCTCTGCGCATCGCAGACAACTCCACCGGCGAGGTCGCCGAGTGGGACTTGCAGCTTCTGGTGCAGGAGCTGACCGGCATCGACTACGACATGACCGACTTTGGCCTGAACCTCCAGATCAAGATCGATGAGGAGGTCAAAGAGGACGACTTCACCGCAGAGCCCCCGGAGCAGCCGGTCACCCAGCGGGGAGACATCTGGCTGCTGGGCGACCACCGGGTCATGTGCGGCGACAGCACCAGCCCGCAGGACGTGGAGCAGCTCATTGACG